TTCATCTAAATCGGAACGTATCAAAATCATCATGTTTCTTCTGTCCGTTTAAGCATCGACAAGAATGGATGCGAATGAGGCAAGAAGAACCCGATGAATTTGCTCGGGCTGTAGAAGTTGACAAAAAAATTCAACATTTAGTAACTATTGGCAAATGCCGACAAGATATTTTTGTTCATTCGTCGTGTTTGCCACTAGAGGAAGCCGTAATCGAACAACTCTCTATACCCCTCGGAATCGATTACGGCTTCGGAAAAGAATGTGCAGGGCATTGTGGAGTATAAACAAAATGAATTTAACTTTATTCCAAGAACAACCTTTTAGGATTCCGACCCCGACAATCCAACTTCGCCCTGATCAAAAAGCTCTTAAAAAAGAGATTTATGATCAGCTTAGATCGGGATTCAAGCGCGTGCTAGTAGTTGCACCGTGCGGCTACGGTAAGTGTCTAGCAAAAGATACGCCAATTATTATGTATGACGGTAGCGTGAAGCTGTCACAAAATATTGCAGTAGGGGATATTCTGATGGGGGATGACAGCAAGCCCCGTCATGTCGATTCAATCTGTAGAGGAAGAGAAACTATGGTAAAGGTAATCCCGAACAAAGGAGAGCCGTTTACCTGCAATCGTAGTCACATTCTTTCGCTAGTTTATAATGGGAGAAGCTACCCGAAATCAGGATGGATTAACGGAAATATTTACGATTTTTCTATTGATCAGTATCTTTCTCTCCCGAAACATATTCAAATCTCGATGTTGCTCTATCGGGTTCCTGTAGAATTCGATAGCAAGCCTGTCACGATAGACCCCTACTTTCTTGGAATATGGCTAGGAGATGGCAATCACAGGAACACGGGGGTCTGCACGTCCAATCCTGTATTGATCGACTATATCAAGAAATACGCTGATCGTTTAGGGATGAAAGTCTATTCTGATGCAAGAAATGACAATCCGAATTCTCAGCTTCATAGGATCACAACAGGAGAGAAGGGGCCAGGAAAAAATTATTTGCTAAACATGATAAAAGACTTATCTCTCATCGAAAACAAGCATATCCCTCGAAACTATCTAATCAACTCAAGAGAAGTCAGGTTAGAACTTCTCGCTGGACTTCTTGACACGGACGGACACTGGCAGATAAATGGAGGCTACGAAATAGCGCAAAGAAGAAAAGAACTTGCGGATCAAATTGTTTTTCTCTCTCGCTCTTTAGGCTTTTTTGCAAGTGTAGGAACCAAAGAAGTAAAAGGAGAAACTTACTATCGTGTCAGAATTAGCGGCAACACAGAGACTATCCCGATCAAGACCGAATACAAGAAAACCCCGAAAGAATACATAGAAAAACAGAAATGCAATGTTTTAAGAACGAATTTCAAGCTAGAGTTTTTGAAGGAAGATGATTACTATGGGTTTACAATCGACGGAAATCGCCGTTTTTTACTAGGAGATTTTACCGTAACCCACAATACTGTCCTATTCTGTCAGATGATTTACGATGCAGCGATTAAAAAGCACCGCCGCACCCTGATCGTCGTGCCGTTTATATGCTTGATTGACCAGACTCTAGACGCTCTTGAAAAATTCGGATTAACCGCAGGAGTTATAGCGGGAAACTATAGAGAAGATCGTTTGCAAAAAGTACAAATTGCCACCACACAAACACTAGCAAGACGAGATATTTCTTGGTTTAATCCTGAAGTAATATTTCTTGATGAGTGCCATCTTTCCGCCTATTCACTTTGGTTTCGAGATAATTTTAATAATCTCAAAGACGGGAAACAAACAACCTCGATAGTAGATATTAGTTCCGAACTAGCTATTTTAGGCATCGCTATCGAGAGAGAAAGTCTAGAATTCGGGTATCGAGTCACTTTCGAGGAAGTAAAGCAAAAGTACAAATCTCTCACATTACTCCATCACCCCGATCACGGGGGAAGTAAAAAGAAGATGCAAGAATTGAATTCTGCATGGGAGATTTTAAGGAAACAAGAACATTTATTTTCTGGGAAAGAACTATCAATGGACAGCCAGATCGTCATCGGACTGACGGCGACCCCGTGGCGATTGTCAAAACGGGAGGAGTTAGGAGATATTTTCGAGACGCAAGTAACCGGCCCGACTCCGAAAGAGATGATCGAGCGGAAAGCTTTATTGGGATGCGTGTACTTTGCCACCAAAAACCAAATTGACACCAAAGGGGTTAAAACTACGGGTGGCGATTTTGATGCGGCGGAACTCGAAACTCGATGCTTAGAGGCGGTACAATCAATTGTTTCCGAGTACAAGCGACTCGGACAAAACCGTCAATTCGTGTGTTTTGCCGCAGGGAAAGTTCACGCGGACTCGCTGGCTAAAGAATTTACCGATCAAGGAATTCCCGTCGCCGTTATTACCGCAGAAACTCCACAGGAGGAACGAAAAGAGATTTTTAAAAATGTAGCGCAATTAAAAATGCGGGGGATTATCAATATCAATACTTGTGGAATCGGATTTAATCTGCCTGAAATTAGCTGTATTATCCATTCCCGTCCGACAAAATCTATGACTTTGTATATCCAGATGACGGGGCGAGGACAACGGCTCTGCCCTCAACTTAACAAAACCGATTGCCTTGTTTTAGATCAGGCAGGAAATACCAAGCGTCACGGGTTTATCGAAGACGTGACCTATCCCGATCTTCGGAAGGCATCAAACACAGAAAAAAGAGAAGCTCCCGTCAAGGAGTGCGAAAATTGCGGGTGCATGGTTCACGCCTCCGCTCGTGTTTGTCCAGAGTGCGGTTTCGAGTTTCCTTCCGCTCGAACAGAAAAACGGATTGCCAGCGAAAAGCTTCAGTTAATACTTCCAGACGAGGACAAAACCCTCTACTACGCTTATCGACAGGCAAGACGAGAGGCTTACGAGAAGGGCAAAAAACCAGAATGGGCGCGCTACGAAATTGTTAGAATTTATAAGCTATCGCAATGGTGGCCTAAAGCTTTCTGGAAACTTTACGCAGTTTTCGGGACAAACTATACTAAAGATGACGTAAAAAGCTATTGGGACTACTTGAATCGTTGTTGCGGTAATCCCGATTGGATAGAAAAATGTATGCGCGAGGAGTTCGGAGATGACTACGAGAATATTGGGAAATAACGGGCTTTTATTAAATTCTTCTCAGGAATATAAAGAGCAAGTCGCAAACGAGTTATTCCGGCTTGTCAGCGTTGGGCGCGCCCCGATTCTTTCCCGAACCTTAACAACGCCTCCGATAAGTGGACTAACCGCTGACTCTTTTTACATCGTTCCCGCTGGCGCGTCGGGAGCGTGGGCGGGAAAAACCAACCAGATCGCTTTCCCGTCCATCGGCGTGAACGGTCAACCAGTATCGGGAGCGTGGCTATTTTACGAGCCTTTTGCTGGATTAAAAGTGTCGCTTGTCTCTGGGAGCGATCTGTTTTACAACGGTAGCGCGTGGACTACCTTTAGCGCAGGTGACATGAATCGCTCGGTTTATGACACGGATGAAGATGGCATCGTAGATGAAGCGGAAAGTATTGCTGGCAATCCCAATGACAATACTTTTTATGGAAAAGAATCAGGCAACAAAGGATTTTTTGCTTTTTTTGACAAAGTTAGAGCAACTGTTTTAACAGGCTTGACTACAGGCACAAATACAGCGATTACTGCTACCGATAGTTTATTGACAGCTTTACAAAAACTACAGGCACAAATCAACTCAACTATTACAGATTTACAAAGTAATTACGCTAGGCTTGCGATTGTTAACAATTTCACTACTCAACAAAGATTTCCCCTCGCTACTCTAACCGACGGGGCAACTATCAACTGGAATTTAAACACTCAACAAGTAGCAACCGTAACGCTTGCAGGTAACAGAACATTAGCCGCTCCTACTAATATTCAGGCGGGCGGAACCTATATTTTAATTGTGAGACAAGATGGGGCAGGAAATAGAACACTTACTTTTAATTCTGCCTATAAATTTTCGCTAACTCCTGTATTATCAACAGCCGCTAACGCAATCGACATATTTAGTTTTGTTAGCGATGGAACAAACCTTTTTGGGTCAGTTTCTAAGGGGTACTTATAATGTTTAGCCACCTAGTTTTATGGGGAGATACAGGCATTCCTGCTGATGGGACTTTCGTTTATTGCCAACTTGCAAATTCTCAAATAGAAACATGGCGATCTCCTACGTCTCCCGCTGATGGGACTTTCGTTTATTGCCAACTTGCAAATTCTCAAATAGAAACATGGCGATCTCCTACGTCTCCCGCTAATGGGACTTTCATTTACTGCGCTCAAGACATTAACCAATTCAACAGAACACCATGAGTACACCAAATTTAATTAATTCTGATAACGTTGGCAATTATTATATGGGCTTTCGCTCTAATTTGTTTGCCTACGACACTCGATTAGCGGGAGGGAATAATGCTCCTAATTTAAGAGATTTAATCAACCAAATGGGAGCAGGATTAGCTTTTTCTGATACTACTCAAAACATAGCTTTTAAACTACCTCAAGCTTTTGATACTTCCAATAACCCGACAACTACATCTAATGGGCGATTTAGAAATAGTGGTTTTTTTTCTAATAACAGCACAAGTTTATCTAATTTTATTAGTTATATAACGCAAGGAGGAGCCGCAGATTTTCAGTTAAGCGAACTTGGCGCGTGGTATTTTGTTGTTAATAATTTTTCTGTTTCAATGTTTCGGTCTAATGTTTTAGGAAATAGTTTAACAGGAACTTATCAGTTTGCTCATGTGGGCTGGGCAAAAAATCCTTTATACGACGGCATTAATTACCCTTTAAATAGTTATTATTTATTTTTAAGTAATTCCAGTTTTGATATTAGAGGGGGGGGGCGACCGCAATTGCCAAATAATAGCACTAGAACAGCATTAAGAGTTCCCACTGGTTCAACTGCTGATTCTATTGCTAATTATTCAATTACCTGCCAAACCTCGACATTGGGTGCTAACACGACTGATTTAGTAATAAGGGATGATGCTAGTCCTAATCGTGCGATTGGTGTAGCATCGAATCTTCTAAAAACATCCCTCGCTATTCCTGTTGGTCAAATTTATCCTAACGAAGTAGTCGATCCTGACGGCAGTAATAATCCCTTTTGGATGTGTGTAGGGGTTTATGGTAGTGAAAGAATTTTAATGCGAGTATGGACTCAAGGAATAACTTTCCCAACATAGCTAATGAAATTTCAAAACAAAGACATTATTAATGATCCCACAATCCACAAGTTTCTCAAGCTTATTGGATTAGTTAGGCGAATACCTGCTTCAAAATTGGACAAAGCGATAGAAACCTTAGAAGAAATAATTGAAGGCGAACAAACATGAAACTACTTTTCGGATTATTTTACGTTGGCTATCTATTAAGCATGGCCGTCGTAACCATTGTTAAATCTAACAACAATCCCGCCCTCACACCAGAAGAAATAGAACGGAAAAAACAAGAAAGACTAAAAATGATGCGTTGCTCTTACTGGTCAAGACATTACAGCCTTAAATGTGCTGTCAATCCTTCTACGCCCTGCTTAGAATGCCGTGAATAGAAATCAGACAAATTATTCCAGAATCTAAATATTACTTTAATGCTTTATTATCATCTATTCGGAACTTGTCGAGAAAAACCTTTAAACGGCTTAGGAGACAGCCCTGGCTTTTGGCGCACATCAATCCCTATTTCTTGGGATAAAAACCCAAAACTAGATATAGTAACTTTTGATGGGGGATTAGGAGCATTCGGGCAGTTGTGGAAAATTATCACCAAGTATGGACAAATACAAGGAATTGGCTATGTTTCTGAGGCTGACTATAATACTCGAAATATTGGGTTTGGCATTGTTGGTGGTGGCGGTGAAATTTATCGGACATCCGCTAATTATTTTTATCAAGGCTCGATTACTGGGAGCAGTAGGCTCGGCTATAACGTTGAAATTACCCATATAGTTCGTATCACCGATCCCGCCCATTTTCCTGCAAATCCCTATCCCGTAAATCTTCCCGAATTCCCGATTTTACCAGACAAGGATTTTAGCGTAGAAATCCAGTTTCAAAATTACGAGTACGACAACACTGGCGATGCCGAACAAAGAATTGTGGAATGGGCTGACCCGATCCGAATTTTTAATCTTTCTAGGTCTGCCCTGCGAACCGACGACCTTGACAGTCTTCTCGACTTTCACGAAGGAAGACAGGGAGCGAAAGGGGATTTTCTTTATCGGGATTTATCAGATGATTGGGCTACAAGGAACCAGATAGACCTCGGCAACGGAGCCACATCACAGGGCGCTCTTTATCCCAGTGCAGACGGAATCCTGACCGAGTTTGTTTTGACCAAAGCATACTCTTGCGGTGGAAACATTCACTACCGCCCGATCTTGTTCCCCGATACTGGACTAAAAATTTACCGAGACGACAACGAACTGACGGGCTACGTTGTCGCTCCTGACCGAATCGTTTTCGACAACCCGCCCGCCGTAGGAATTTTGACATGGGAGGGGAGTTTTAAAGTTCCTTGCTCGTTTGAGAGCGATCGCCTTGACTATCGACCGCTGGTCAAAATTGTCGATGGAAACCCAGTCAAGGTAAAGGGCGTGTTCGAGATTCCCTCGCTCGTTCTGCGCGAGTCGAGGATTGAGCCGGCGATCGTTCCTACTGATGTATTTGAAGACGGCACAAATCACGAATTTAAGCTCAATCTCTACAAAGCTTCAACACTATCGCCCGAATTTCAAACCAATATTGCCGAACTCTCTAGCGGGGAAAGAAAGCGGTTTTCACGCCGGCGAAAAGCGGTTGATACCAATTCCCTGCAACAACGGAGAAACCTTCGTCAAAACGAGCTAGAGTATTTGATTTGCCTCTGGCTTTCCCACAAGGGAACCGGTGCAACCTTTCAATTCCCCGATCTCCTGAACGGGGGAAACGTAATCTCTCGATTTAACTCAAAATCCCTCAATTATTCCAATCAAACTAATCAGCGCGTCTATTCCCTAGGAGAGCTTCAAATCCGACGTTTTACGGACGGAATTCGAGGGGATGGGGGGACGGGGGGAGATTTATCCGATCCCGTCCTGACGATCTGTAGAGCTATCCTGATCGAGCTTGCGGACGGGGAAAGACTTGGATATACCAATCACTCGCGAGATATTAGGATCGATGGAGTGACCTATCGTTCTCGCCGCGCCCTTGACCCGACCGCGCTCGATCGCTCTATCGGATTGACTTCCGATAAAGAAGAATTCCGAGGGGCATTTATTGACGACCTAACCGAGCCGCTAATTCTTTCGCCCCGCTTTCAAGAAGCTAAGATTACCACGGCAATTATAGACTGGCGAAACCTCCCCGACTCGCTCCTAGATTTGCCCGACGAGCGGGTGCAAATTGGCTTTGTCGGGGAAATCAACTCGAAAAGTGGCGAAACCTACACCCTTGAAAATCTTACCGAGGCCAGTATCAAACTTCGGCAATCACGGGACGAGCGGGTAACGCCCCTGTGTGGATGGTTTTTTGGGCAGAACAACGGTGACGGGACTGGATGCCAAAAAACCGTCCCAACTTATACAACGGGGCGGCCGACTCGATCGCCGCTCACGATTCAGTACGGCTCACCGCAGGGTGCGATCGTACCTACAAGACGTGCAAAAATCTCTGGGAAAACACGGATAATTTTTTGGCTGTTCCTACGTTTGGGAATTTTATGCCAGGAAATGACTTCCTATTTTCGTCGCCACGGGCTTAATATAGTTTTAAAAAGCTCAAGCTAATTCCGTTGTAGTTGACTATTGTGAGTAAAATTACGGATAGAGTATTAAATATGAAAAATGCAAACTACCTCTATCCTTGTTTCGCCCACAACAGTTATCAATCGCCCGTCCGATTGGACACTGCAAGACTGGGGCGTTATATTTAGTGTTGTGCTGGCAACAAGCTCGATCATCATATCGTATTTGTTGATCAAATCTAAATCACAGGCAGAAGAATTGGATCGTATTAACCTTGAAAAGGCTACAGAGTTTAGCGATACCCAATCTAGTAGGCTTGAAAAAATGATGTCAAAACTCGATGAAAGTGTGGGGAATCTCGATAATTCGGTCAAAAACTTGAGCGAAAAAATCACGGGATTAACTGAACGAATGGCGGTTGTCGAAACGAAACAACAGGTAGCCGATCTGGTTTTGCCTAGTTATGAGCATCAGTTTAGCGAACTACGATCACGGCAAGAATCCCAAGATTGTCATTTAATGGAAATTCGACAACAGCAAATAAAAATATTTACCTGTTTTAAATCCTTAACAGAAACTATCGAAGCCTAAAATGAATAGCCTACTCGCCACTCAAAACACACTCCTTAAAACCCACCCGCTCGACTCCTCTAGCCCGAATCTACCCCCAGATTTTAAATCTGTTCCGATTGCCAAAGGACAAAAAGTAATTTATAAATGGCTAGAGCGGAAAGAAAATCACTACCTAATAGAAGTCCATCCCCCGATAGATGGACGCTATAACTGGTACGCGTTTCAAGGGCATTTTGATGGAACGGGAATAGAGTTTCCTGTCGTCAGAAAAGACCAGTGCGAAGCGATTTTTGAGAGAGCGATAACCGATCATCAATTCCAGTCCCTTGATCGCTGTCTCAAACGATTCGATATAACCACCATCCCCCGTGTTCGTCATTTTCTTGCTCAAATTGCCCACGAAAGCGGCGGTTTAAGATGGATGGTTGAACTGGCATCAGGAGCCGCTTACGAGGGGCGGCAGGATTTGGGGAATGTTTTTCCAGGCGATGGACCGCGGTTTAAAGGCGTGGACGCTTTGCAAATGACTGGACGTGCTAACTATCAAGCTTTTGCCAACTTTATCGGCGATCAAAGAGTTATGGAAGGCTGGCAATATGTCTCCAAAAATTATCTATTTTTACCTAGTGGATTTTGGTGGCACAACAACAATATGAATGCTTTAATTGATCGGGGCGCAACTGTTCGGCAAGTTACCCGACGAGTGAACGGGGGATACAACGGGCTTGCAGACAGAGAACGGTACTACCAGAGAGCTTTACGATTTATCTAAATTTATTCTCCCAATCTACTTGACAATTCCAGAAAGCTTGTGTATGATTTAATTAATCAAGTTTTTTGGAGTTGTTTCGTATGAACGAAAGAGAATTATTATCTGAACTCAATCAACTAATTAATCTCCTTCAGGAATTAGTTGCAGAACAAAAAGAAATGAACCGATATTTAAAGGAAATATCGGAATCCTTACACTTCTTTGCAGACTCAAAAAAGGAGTAGCTATTCACAAATCCACCGATAGCGAGTCTATTCAATTAACCAAACTATTACAATGTAAAGCCATGAACAAAGGATACAGACCATTAATCATCGAAGATATTGACGGCAACAAGGTTTTTGTAAATTGCTGTTTAATTGTTTCGATTACAAAAAATGAGTGTTTTGCTCAAAACGATCAATATGTCGTTGAAATTAGTGAGGCGTTGGCAAAACTACGAATCTCCCGTTCTGTAGCCGAAATTTTAATGGATCGGCTTGTCGATGAGCTATTTTTCACCGCCGAATCTATCGAGAGAGAAAAAGCAATTTTAAATCAACCAGAGGAGCAAGATGATGTTTAGTGTAGGAGAATTTGTCAAAATTAATTCAGATATTCTTAAAGAATATATTGATCGCGGAGCAGGTCGGATCGTGGAAATTATTCCTGATGGGCCATACTTATCAGTAGATTTTCAGTGTCCCGAACCAGAAAACCTTTGGTTACTCCCCTCGGAAATTGTTCCCGTCGAGATTGCTGTCAGAAACCGTCCCAGCTATTCTAGTAATATTGTAGAATGTTTTGGGAGACTATACGAAGTTCCTAGCAACGAAGGTGATCCCGACGAAATTCTCGACGATGACGATCCCGACGATAAGCCTAGTATTATCTGGCAAGAGTCCGGTGATCTGCCAGAGAGAGTGATAGAGTGGCAAGAATTTTAAAACTTTCCTTTCGTGATGTTTCAAGAAAGACGGCTAACAAAGTCGTCTTTTTCCTTTAGAATAGGGAAAGAATTGTAACTCCCGATGGCCAAAGGAAAGAAAAAAAAGGACAAAAAACAAGACGGATCGCTGAGAGGGTCACAGCGATCGCTTGCAACATCGGGAATTTTATCGATGACGCGGCGATACGACTTAGAAATCGAGGAAAATCCGATTCGAGACCCACGGATTTCCCGCGAGCTAATCGAGCTTAACCAATGGTGCTATGAAGTTTTTCATTCCCTCGAAATGGCCGCTGACGATACTTTCGCCAGCAACGACGGGGACGATCAGGGATGGTCAATTGCCGATACGCTCGATGACGAAGAAACGCCAGTAAACGCCGAAGTTTTCGCAATTGCCGAAGAATTACGTCAAAGGAAACAATCACTAGATTCCTATGTGATTGGCGGTGACACGCTTAAAAAAGCTCTGCGGTGGACATTAGGGAAAGGCGATTGCTTCATCGAGCTAGGTATCGAACGAGAGGGACTATCCCCAAACAAAAGCAAGGATTTTGGAGTAAGCAAAAGCTTATATCTGCCTACATTCGAGATGTTCCGAAAAGAGAGCGATCAAGGCGAACTGCTAGGATTCGAGCAGAGAAAATATTTATCGCACTCCGATCCCGATTATTTTTTTGAGCCAGAAAAACTGATTCATCTCCGGCATTCTCCCAATTATCTTTATGGCCGTTCCCTCTGGTGTACATCTCTTGATGCGTGGGCAGACGTAAAACGAGCAACCGACAACCTCCAAAAAAAAGCCGATGACATTGCAAGCGATCCAACCTTGTTTATTTTTCCTAGCATGAGCGAGGAAAACAAGCGAAAATTTGAACAAGAAATACAGCTACGGCGACAATCGGGGGCAATCACCGATTTTGTTTTAACTAGCAAAGAATACGACATTCGCAAAATGGCAAACCTTAATCCCGATCTTTCAGGATTAATTGACAATGTTTTACAGTGTCGGTACAAGCTAATTATTCCAGGTTTTCCTTCATATTTTTTCCCCGGACTCGAATCAAAGGGGGGAACCAAAGAGTTATCAAGATCGCCTGACCGCCGTTACTCCCGGATGCGCTACGGGTGGTGTCAGTTGCTGACAGGTGCGATTAAACAGGTGATCGACACGGAGCTAGTGCTAAGAAAAAGCTATGATTGGTATTTTGAAAACGCCCAAAACAAGTATCGTATTCTCTGGCCAAAATGGTCAGAATCGATTGATGGCATGACGGGCGACGAAACCGAAGACACCGCCGCAGAAGAAAGTACGCTAAAAAGTAATAACAAATCACAAGAGGAAAACAGTGAAAAGAAGCCTAGAAGAACTACTTGACGCATTATACGAGGGAGACGTTTGCCCGTATTATCAGGCAGCAGTTTAGGATTAGAATATTTTCAAGGATATGCTTTTCATCGCCCCGTCCATCCCGAAGACCTTTGTATTGAGTGAATCATGCGAAGTAAATTTAATCCAAAAGAAAAAGCTCTCGATCCAGTAACACGCTTATTGTCAAAAGCAACCGTAAATTCTGAGGACATAAATCTAGCGATCTCGGACTGGAAAAAAAAGCCTCCCGATCCTGATTTTAAAAACTTTCTTGAGCCAGAAATAGAAAATTGATGGCCGATTTTTCCAGTGTTAACTAGGAGGATAATCGATGTTGCTACTCCTTAAAATATTATCTTCAATTGTTTTAACGGGCATAGGTGTCGGGTTTGTACTGGCTTGCCTTGCCGCCGCATGGTTTTTCGCACTTCTGTTTGCGAAAATGGTAATCGATGTCTGGATTGCGTGAACTATATTTAATTAGCTTACGATGACCGATTTTTCGTTTAATCCCCAAACCCGACGCTATCACGATACCCGGACTAAAAAGTTTATTTCGGCCGCCCGCGTTCGTGAACTTGTCGCTACAGCGATCAACGAAAGGATTAATCGGACTGATCGGCTTACACGAGATATGCTTTCCGAGCGAATCACCGTTCGAGAATGGGAATCTCGAATGAGCGAGGAAATCAAAATTTTAACGATCCAGCTATACCGAATCGGAAAGCCAGATATGACCCAATCCGATTACGGCAGAATCGGGGCAATCCTTCGCTCACAGTACGCTAGACTCCGAAAGTTTAGCCGGGATATTATTCTTGGAACTCAAACAGAAAAACAAATCTTAAACCGCTCAAAACGTTACATTGCCAAAGCCCGTGAAGCTTTCGAGGAGGGGAATCGCCGGGGAAACGCTTTGGTCAACCGATGGGAGCGGCGAATTAGAACAAAAACCGAATCCTGCCGCGAGTGCATCGTGTACGAAGCGGCGGGATGGCAACCAATTGGAACCCTCCCCCGTCCTACGGATCGCTGTTCTTGTCGGGACAACTGTGGATGTTATTTTGAATTTTCCAATTCTCGCACGCGCCCGACAACAAACCTACTTGCTGGCTCAAGCTGGGGTTGGCTATAGACAAGAAAAAACGAGGCAGGAGACAACCTCGCAACTGATGCTAGAACAACTGGAACAAATTTTTGATTTATATTTGTATTTATCGCTTTTATCTTACCATAAATTTCTGTTTTACAGCTAGAATTGTTATTAGGATTTTTTATAGCCATGCTACTAACTCACTCGGATTTTGAAAAATTACTAGAAACGCGCGAGCCGACAGCCGAGGAACTGACGGCAATTAACGCCTACTGTCCGATGGGGTCTGATCCGTGGGAAGCCTCAGAGCTTTTACGATTCCCGATGATGGCCAGCAATAACCTAATTCACGGCTCGCTTATGGCTTGGGATGAAACAGCTTTGACGACGATGGTAGCGAGCTATCCTGGCTGTCCCCTAATGATCGATCACGAATGGGATCGATGCGAAAAAACTTTTGGGATGGTTTACGATGCCCTACTTTACTCGTTACCCCGCGTAAGCGAGGAAGGGATGCGGAAACTTCTTTCTAAATCTCCGAATCCGAGTGAAGATAGGGCTATTATCGAGCGAGGTTTTGGTATTTGCTTTTGTCGAGCAATCCCACCCTGGAGCCTCGGATGTTCTCTACGGCCGGCGAGCAAACGTTTCGATCGGCGCAAACTTTTATGGAAAATCCTACTGCCCCATCTGCAATACTCCTTACGAGGACAAACACTGCGAGCATTACCCCCCGTATATGGCAGGTTGGGTAGAAGAGGAACTGTTAACGCCTTACTATCGCCGCACTGGCAAGATAGACTCCCTAGAATGCTCTTTTGTATTTGCGGGAAATTGCCGACAGGCCAGAATTCTCGATAAAAACCTGAACGCTTTTGTTATGGCGTAATAGCGAAACTTCAAGTATAATTTTTCTTAGCTATCGTGAAAAAATACTATGTCTAAAACACTACAAGAAATCAAACGGATTACTCCCGTAGTCGTCAAAGATTCCGACGGACAGTCCGTTGATGAAAAAGAATTATTTGAGATGAGGGTTAAAGCCGTAGAACGCGGCGAAATCAAAAACGCTATCCCGGTTGTCCCCGTCAAAAATACCGAAACCGAAACCCTACCCGCCCCGCTCGACTTAAAAGCGATCGAGTCCCTGATTGCGAGTGCTGTAAGTTCTGCAATTGCAGAAGTCAAAGCGGCGGCTGAAGCCGAAACTCGAAACAGAACTCAACGAATCCAAGCGGATTATTAACAATTTTAATGACCTCGGAAAACTCCACGGCTCTAGTCAGCCCGCAAAAAAGGTAGAAACTGAAGAAGTGAAAACACAAAACAATGCCCCGAAATTCAAAACGTTAAACTTTAACACGAATATTGCGATCGGCTACAACGATAAGTTACCCGGTACTTTTCGGGAAATACAACACCACATTGATTCGCTTCCAAAGGCTATAAAATTTACAGGGGCTAAAGAGCGAGTTTTAGACTTTGACAAAACCGAACTTGATCGCTATGTCAAAGAAAACTATCGACACGTTTTAAACGATCTTGATTTGTGGGGCAGAAAAGCGGGGCTGTTTAAAGGAACCGACATTCAGATGATCGATCCTGGAGAGAACGTAACTAACACGATTATCTCCGATCTTCCCGGTGGCTTTTTGCCTACACTTTCGGCAATCATGCGTGTCACCCATCGCCCTGGCTTCGTGTTTCACATGATGCCATTGGTGCGATACGATTTTGCAAAATCGCGAGGAAACGTAATTCAAATTGGAAGATTTAACTACCTTTCCACCTCACCTTCCCTTGCTGACTACGAACTATCGGCGGGTAACGCTTACAGTTCAATTACGACCCGTAGCGATTCCATGTCTACTTCCAAAGTCGATGTGGAAATTCGTGAGTATGGACGTGGTAAAGAAAGTGCCTCTACACAAATTAACCCGATCCGAATTGTTAGCTTCGTTGAGTATTTTTCGGCTTACGAATTGGCGGCGGAACTCAATCAAAAATTTGGCTATGACTACGCTCAATTTGAGGATCGCCTAATCCGTTCTCGTTACGATTTGACCTCGGTGATCTGGTACAACCAGGGCAACACGATTAACACGGCGGCAACTGCACTACAGAACGGCGACGGCCGCATGAATCAACAATTCCTTCGAGAGATGAGACACCGCGCTCACTCATCCAGTAGCCCGTGGGAGCCGTTGCCAGACGGGAACTTTATGGCAGTCCTAAATCCTACCGCTTGGAAACAATTAAGAGAAGATTTAGATGATGATTGGGAGGCTCCAACCCAAGCCAACCTTCTCGATTTTCTCAATGCCATGCTTCCGGCTTACGTTCCCGACGAATCCGAGCCACGGGTTAACGGCTATATGGGAGTTGTCGAAGGTGTTCACGTTTTTGAATCTAACGCTTTTGGTGTAGGCAACGCTGGGGCAGACGGGGTGAGTAACGTTACCGTTCGCACTCCCTCTACCACCGCGTTATTCCGTGACTCTTATTTCTTTGGACACGGGGCGGTAGGACGGGGAATCGCAATGCCTGTAGAGGTTCGCACCGATTCCGTTACCAACTTTGATCGTGAGTCTCGCTTGACGTGGCTTTCGTGGGAAGGAGTTGATGCCCTTGATGTTGACCCTACTGGATCGGGAGTTGCCAGTCAACAGTTACGGGTGGCTAAATTCCGCACTACCGACAACGCACTTTCTGGATTAAGCTAACCAAGAAAAAACTATGGCTGAAACAAAAACAAAAACCGAAATGGCGGGCGAAATCCCCCCGCCCGATTTTCCGCCCGCCGAAAGCGAGTACCAGCTTGTCAATCTGAAAAGTCAAGGTATAAAGCTTTGCGGCGACTGCGGTGGTCGATTGCAGTATAATGACGAAGAAAGAGCCTCGTTTTGCCCGCAACGGACAAAAGAAAACC